TTGGGTGAAACTCTACACGGAGATCACGCGCGATCCGAAGTGGCTGACGCTGGATTGGGAGCAACGCGGCATATGGTGTGCCGTGCTGGCCATGACCGGAGAGATAGATGATCGAGACGCTGACGGAGTAGAGACCGGCGCCTTGGACACCGTCGAATATACCGCCCTGCGCATCCGCTGCGATGTCGGCCTGTTTGCCAAGGCAGTGGCGGCGTTCACGGAGCGCGGCATGATCGAAGAGCGCGACGGTATCCTGTACCTGCCCAACTACGCTAGGTACCTGCCTGATAAGGGCAGGCCGCCATTTGCAGTGGCGCGGTGGCGGTCAGAGGTGTTCGAGCGTGATGATTATAGATGCCGTGATTGCGGCAGTCGTGGCGTGAAGCTCCAGGCACATCACGTTGTGCCCTGGCATTCGGCACCAGACCTCCGATTCGACGTTGACAATGGGATCACTCTCTGTCGGGACTGTCATCACAAGCGACACGGAAGGGGCTGGAAGCAGCAGGCCGTGAGGGCGGCGCAATGGCTTGGGTGAAGATAGACGATCAGTTTTTCATGCACCCAAAGGTTGTTGCGGCGGGACGTGACGCGCGTGATTTGTACCTCGCCGCGCTCACGTACACGGCGGCACAACTGACTGATGGATTTGTGCCGCTCGGCGCCCTGCCTCTGGCAGCGGCAATGGCCGGTGTGCCTGACGCCACAGACCTGGCGGCAGTTCTCGTACGGGTTCGCCTTTGGGAGACCACTGACGGCGGTTATCGCATTCACGACTACCACGATTACAACCCAACCTCCGACGAAGTGCGAGGGGCACGGGAAGCAAGATCCCGGGCGGGACGTCGCGGCGGAAGGGCCTCCGCGGCAAGCAAAATCGAAGCAAACGCCCAAGCAAATGGTCAAGCAAACGGCGAGCAAACGCCCAAGCAAATGGTCAAGCAAACTCCAACCCCGTCCCCGTCCCCGTCCCCGTCCCCGTCCCCGATCCCGTGCCCAGAGGCAGAGGTAGGCACGTTCGCGGCGCCGGTGGAGGGCACCAGGACGGCAGAGCCGTCGGGCGCTGACGCGCCCGAAACCCCGCCAGCACCGAAACGGCGCGGTGATCCTCGGAGCAAACACCCTGCGATAGTGGCTGTGCGTGCGGCTACGGGCGCGAAACGGTATCCCCCGCTGGAACTGTACGGTGATCTGATCGCGACGATTGGGGAAGAGCCTGACGTTGGCAAACTGCAACGCTGTCGCGAGGAGTGGGTTAGGCGTGGCTACAACCCGTCCGCGTGGACGTGGGCAACGGAGTGGTACGCATCGGGGATCCCTGGCGCGCGTGCGCGTGCCTCGCCCGATGGGGCCTTACCGGCGGCTGCGGTCGAGTTTCTGAGGAGGGCAAACGGCAATGGCCACGGCTGAGAAGATCGTCCAGATGCTAGAGGTATTCCGGCGTTTCTGGCCGCGCGATTTCGCCGCCGCGGACGCGATCACCTATGGGGCCTGGCAGGCCATCTTGGCCGACATCGACGACGACCTGCTGGGGGCAGCCTATGCGCAGTACGTGGCGGAGTCGGCTTACCCGCCGAAGCCTGCCGACATCCGCAAGCAGGCTATGAGGTTGCGCCAGCCGGATGAACTCACCGGCGTAGAGGCGTGGGGAGCATTGTGCCGGTATATCCGGCGGTGGCCGGGCGGGTGGGGGCGCTGGGTTGGCGATCACCACGTGGATCCTCCGCGGTTGCCGAAACGCGTGCAGCGGGCGGTGGACGCTATCGGAGGGCTGTCCTATCTGCGCTACTCCGAGGACGCGGTCGCTGACCGGGCGCGTTTCGTCCAAGCGTACGATGCGCTTGCGGAGCGAGAGCAGCGCGAGGCGCGGATGCTGCCGGAGGTGCGCGCGGTAGTTGAGCAGTTGCAATCACCGGCGGCGGCTCAGTTGGAGGCGTCGTCATGAGCATCGGTCACCTGTGTGTCCACCTGCCCGACGGCGTCATGTTCGAGTTTCGCGGCTGGTTGCGCATGGCAGACGGCCTATTCGCCGCTGGCTACCGCTTCGACACCGACGCCTGGGATTACTGGCCGGCGGACGAATGCGCGGAGGCGACAGGATGAGCGACGATAGGATTGTCTGGCTGCTCTGGGATGAGAACTGGGGAGACGAGCGGTCGCTCTGGGGCGTCTACAGCACGCGCGAGTTGGCGGAAGCCGAGGCTGCGCGCGACTATGGGCCATATGCGCCAGAGATACAATCGTGCGCAGTCGATGCCGGCCCGGGTGGCCTCGGGAGGGTACGACTAGGATGATTATCGCCATGGTAGTATTCTCCGTGGTTTGCGTGGCGACGGTGTACGCGGCGTTGTGTGTGGCGAGC